TATGGTTGTGAATGGAATAACGTACAAAAACGCTAAAATAAGACGCAAAAAAAGTAAAAACAATATAAGTATTCAAAAAGATGTAAAAATCCAACACAACGCAAAAAAAGAGGGTACAGTGATGGTTAAAAGAAACAAAGTAATTGATGTAAAACAAACTGAACGTAAACAATCATATTGGTGGTTACTTTTATTAATTCCTATTTATTTTGCTTATAAAAAAATTAAACATTATATTTGACTTTTCATATATGTTTGATTTTAGGTTAGAAACCCTCTCACGCAAATTTGAGAGGGTTTTTGATTTAATAAACTTATACTTTACTTGGTGGGTACTTGTTTAAGCTCATCCAAAAGTAATTCATCAGCACTTGTATCAATTCCTAATAACTTCTTATTATTGATAATTGATATTAAGTACTTAATGCAATTATCCTTTGCTTTATTCTGATGTAATGTGCCTTTTGGATAATATTTAAAATCTTCGTAGTGGCAAACCAAATTCTTGTAATCACTTAACAGCTGGTCGTGAGCAATAAAATGCTCTTTTGATAATAGGTAGTTCATAGTTATTGTTTTATAAATGAGAAAATATGTTCTATTACTGGTAAAGTCCAACCGTCGCCTAAAAGTGATCCTGCTTTGGCAGTTGAAAGTATATCACAATAATCATCAGGGAAACCTTGTAGTCTGCACATTTCAATTTTATTTACTGTTCTTACAAATCCATCTTTATAAGAATAAAGGTTATTTGAACTTTCCATTAAACAAGGACTTTTACCTTTTGTTACTCTGCCTCGTCTTGTTTTTGAAGTTGGAAAACTTAAGTCTAAACAATCATTTTCCGTAACTACATCATAACCTTGTTTAGTATTTGTTTTAACTCTTAATTCGTTGTTTTCTTCGTATATTAAGGTAATCATACCCGTAGTTTCGTTTCTATGTTTAAGATATCTTTGAGATGCGTTTTCATCCTTACCACTTCCTGTATTTAAACAAGTATGTTTATCAGTATCAACGTAAATCATATTTATAAACTCTTTTTCAGCTCGTTTTTTAATACTTTCTTGACTTTTAACAGCTCTACTTTCACTTTCTAATATTGCAAGTGCTTTTACTCTCTCAACTCTACCACCTGTAATAATATCTTTAAACATTATCCCTCTGTCTTTTGGTTGTGGTATATCAGTAACAATATCGCCAAACATTCCATCTTCTTTAGTTCTTATATTACTCCAATAGTATCGGTCTCTTAATTGAGCAGTAACTAAACTACTATTAATTCTAACTGGATAAACTCCTAAAGCTCTACTCATAATTCCAACATCTATTTTAGCTGCACTTCCTACATTTTCTTGAAGAAATAATACTTTAGGATTGAGTGATTTTATATGTTCTAATATTTCAACAAACACAAAAAACAAACTACTTCTGCTTCCATTAATACCTGCTCTTTTACCAGCAGCTGATAAATCTTGACAAGGTGAACCTGATAAAACTAAATCAATAGTTTTCCAATCTATATCCCATTCTTTCCATTTAGTTACATCACCAACTTGAATAGTATCAGGAAAATGATGTTGTGTTAATTCTATTGCGTAAGGTTTAATTTCACTTGAATAATATTTGTTTACTTTTATGCCTAAATTTTCAAGTGCTTGGCGACCTGTATTCATTCCGTTAAATAGTGATACTACATTCATACTTCGTTAATTTTACTTTCGTTAATTGTATAAATCTCTTCATTCTCAAAATCGAAATGTAAATTGTTTTGAGATAATTGTTCTAAAAAAGCCTGAATAATAAATAACTGATAGAAGCTATATCCTTTTTTTTCGTTTGCATTTCCGCAAATTATTTTTGGTCTTAACTCATTAGAGTCAATTATTCTTTTAATAAATCCGTAATCAACGTTACAGAAATCAGCGATGTTTTTAATTGTGTAAATCATAGTTTTGAAATAAAGTTATTGTATGGATCAAACTCAAAGCCAAAGAACTCGTCTTTGTCTAAATACCTAAAATAATAATAAGTGCCATGTGTAAGCGTTTTATCAACCCATACTGCTGGTTTAGTTGTTACAATTCCAACGCCACTCAATCTAAATGGTCTGCCACTCTTTGATATTTGCGTGTCAAAGTGGTTAATGTCAATTTTAAATCCTTGTACTGAAATCTGTGTCATAATCTGTCCATATTTTACATTCAAATCCTAAATCTTGTAATTGTTTGATTCTTATATTCTGCAATTCGCTCAACTTACCATTTGGCTTTTTAACTTCAATAAACATAGTTATGCCATTTCGAAGGCACATTAAATCTGGTATGCCGTTTTTTGATGTCTTAATTAATTTTACGCAAAGCCATCCATCTTTTGTGAGTTGGTTGATTATTTTGCTTTGTATTTTTTGTTCCGAAATCTCTTTTGAATGTTTCATTGTTATAGTCTTTTTTCTTAATTACCGAAGCGTAAATTTTATTTTCAATACCATCTTTGCTAAATACCCAATAAACATCGTTTACCTTTCTGTCCATCGTAGTTAATCTATCCCTGCTCTGCCAATAACTTACTGCACTAAAATCAATATTGTAATACACTAAATACTTTGCTTTAGCCAAGCTAATACCTTCTCTTCCGCTCACAATCTGCAAGGCGATATTTTTATCAGATGCATTAAACTCCTCTAAATCGTTTGTCAGTCTATTGCCAAATATTGTTTTAAGGGCATTGAACTCCTCTACAAATTTATAGAATATAGCTATTTTACTGCCTTTGAAATGCTTATCTATAAACATCGCCTTACTGAAATCAATTACTTTGCTTGTACCATCCTCAAATTTACACGTTCCACTATAAAGCTGGTGCAACTTCTGCTGTAACTTAACCGAAGTATCGGCTAATATTAATTGCCCTTCCTTATTTTGCACCACTAAATCTCTTTTAAGCTTATCAATTATCTTATATGTAATTGCATCCATATCGCAGTACAAAACGTTTTCATTCACTTGCGTTTCAAATCCAGCCTCAATTTGCGTAAAAGTTAAAATGTAATACCTAATCAAATGCCAAAAGTCTTTTTTCCTTGCATCGGTGTAGTCATTCACTTTTGCATATCCTAAATGCTTCACTTTTACATTAACGTAATCATTTGCCCATTTATAGAAATTTATTTGCTTAAAAGGGCTGTAATTGCTTACCCAAAATTGATGATACCATTGTGAGTGGCTCTCGGCAGTTGGAGTGCCTGATAAGAATATCATTGGCAAATCTGCAAACATTTTTTTAAATAGCTTGGCAGTTGCATTTGGCTTCGGGAATGCTCCAAATCTGTGATGCTCATCGTGAATAACTAAATCAAAATCTCCTGTTACTTTATGTAAACTTTCATCGTTGGCAATAGTTAACTTAAAAGTGAATTTCATATTATCAAAATCCGACTGAACTGAACTAAATGCTTTAAGTTTAGTTAGGAATAGCACGTTTTTAGCACCAAAGTTTTCAGCAGTTTGAAGTGCAGTTATTGTTTTACCACAACGTACCTCCATTGCGATATAAACCAAATGTTTTCTTTTTAAAATTTCAGTAGCTTCATTGGATAACCTAACTTGATATTTACGTAACTCCATAGTTAAAACATTATATCGTCATCAATCTCAACATCGTCAGTTTTAATTAAAAACCATTGCAATCCATTAGTATTATCTGAAATATATTCATATTTCATAAAGCTACAATACTTCTGCACCCAAATATTAAATTTCTTGCGTGTAAGCCATTTTTTAAAGTCTTGGTATTCATCAACAAATTTGTCAAAATACATCTTCTTATCAAGCCTTTCGTTTCGTGGAACATTATCTTTATCTTTAATAAAATAATAAAACTCCAAACAAGTTTCGGCAATGAACTTCCGCATCTTAATATTTTTAGCATTTTGCTTAACAAGTCCATTATTTAAAAACATCTGCAAACAATGAATCATATAATTGTCAAACTTTTGAAAGTCTATTAATTCCCAATCATCAAATAATTGTCTTTTAAATTCATCCTCAGGTGTTAAATCTTTACCATAATATTGTGCAATCTCTAATTCAAATCTTCTTCTATCGTGGCTGTTGCCTTCGCCTTTAATAGCATAATTTGTTGATATTATAAGTTTAGGGCTTTCGTGTACGTTTAACTTTATAGCATCTTTATTTTTACGCTCCAAAGTCAATCCCTCTGTAACTAAGCTAAACTTTTCCTCAAAATTGAAATTTCTAATAACATCATCAAACACTAATATCTTTGTATCTAAAGAAACAGTCTGATAAGGAAATGATTTTTTACCATCAAATAACTTACCATCAATTATACTGGTTTTTCTTATTTGGCTAATACCTTGCACAAAAACTCCTTTTCCTGTTCCTCCTTCGGGATTTTCGCTTATAACCTCATCATTTAAAATAATAGCCTTATTATTGCTTCTATTCTTATAAGTGGACATTAGATAACCTAAAACGCACTCCATAGGCATTGGCTCATTGTTAGATATGTTATTAATAAACTGCTGGTAATCATTATCGTAATCGTCTAATTCAACAAAATCTCTTGGCAATATATGATCCTCCCAAATGTAGAAGTCAATATCAATAAAATCAATCAGCTTCACTTCATTTTTAGAAACCTCAAGCACTCCATTTTGATAAGCGATATAAGATTTGTGCTTTGTGTCTGTAAGCATTTTCAATTCTATGCTCTCTAACATTAAAAGAAAATTCTCTGCAAATAAGTTTTGGTATTTAGCGCAATAGTTCCAAACTTCAAACTCCTTAATTTCAAGCAAATAATTTAGCACAAAGTCTTTAATTATCTCAACGCTTGTAATCTTAACTTTATTTGAATTAATATAAACCCACGTTGGCTTTTGGGTATCATTAGGGTAATGCTTTTTGAAGCCATTACGCTCTAAAAAGAATTTATATTTTAACGAATCAACAGTAATCTTCTCTTTACCATTTTTGTCGTAGGTAATGAACCAAAAATCTTCGTGTTCTAACACTTCCTTTATTTCGTCAAATGTATCCTCCGAAATACCATGCTTTTTTATAACAGCATCTTTACCTTTTTTTAAATCACTTTTTATCTGGTCAATTCTATTGTAATCCTCAAAAAACTTACTGTCAAAATTCCTTTTCTTATATGCGCTTTTAATAGTTGTCTTAACTTCTGTTTCTGAAAAATCGCCAATAACTACATTGTTTAAAATATATCCTTCGGCAGTATTTTGATTTACACCATATTCACAAAACATTCCAGCAATATCAAAAATAAAAGAATTTCGCTCTCCTTCTCTAAAATCTTTCTTCCAATCAAAAGCCATTATCTTTTCAATAATCTTATATTCGTCTGTTATTGGAATTAAAGGCGCTTTTTCTGAAACCCTATATCCTTCATCAACAAGTCGTGGATTATAAATTGTAGCCTCTAAATTTAAGTAAGGTTGTGGATCATAACTTTCATAGCAAACCCTATCAATATTTGAACAGTTAGCATCAAAATTGTCAAAATTAAAATCCTCATAAAACTTCTTATAATATTTTGGATGTGTTTCTTTTGTTGCTTCGGGTATTCTTACCACTACTTTTAAGCCATTTCCTGATGGAGATGTAAACAATAAAATAACGTGTGGATTTTGCTCAAGTAATTTTCTTTGCTCAAGCATAATTTTTTCCGTTTCATATTTGTCAAAATCTAAAACCATAAGTCCTGAATGTTTAACACAAGAATTTGAGTTCCTTTGACTAAATATTCCAGAAAATAAAATACAAGGTAAAGTTTTTTTTAGCCTTTCAGCTTCCACTTTTGTTTTAGCACTTCTTATCAGCTCAACAGTTGGCTTTGATTTGCCACTTACTAACCTATTGTATATTTTAACTAAATCAACCTCGTAAGGTGTATCTTTAGTTTTTAATAGTTCTTTAAATACTGAAAATTTATATTCCATAATAATATTTTTTTAAAAGACAAAACCCCTAAAGAGCCATCACACATCTTTAAGGGTTTGTCAGTTCTCCAATGTTGGAGTAACTTTTCCTTGTAAGTGATGGTTTACTTTGTAAATATAGTAATAATTATTTTAAAAATAGCAAACATTATTAGCCTTTCTATATACCCTTATAAAAAGGGAATTGTTTTTTTAGAGGGGGGTGTCTAAAATTAAAAAAAATGTTTGCTATGTTTGCTATTGCAGTTTACCATATCTGATAATCAATTAGTTAAACAGCAAACATTAACATTTAAAATGTTTGCTGTCAACTAAAAATGTTTGCTAAAAATCTAATTCGTCTTGATATTCCACTTCCTCCTCATCAATAACATCAATATCATTAATAATTACATCTGCTTTGACTAAATAGGTTTTTAGATACGATTCCAAAATATCAAAGCAATTATCTGCCATTGTACATTCTTTATCGCTTAAAGAGTTCGCAAATGCAAAGACTGGAGTTGAGAATTTAACTGCTCCCTTTTTTCCATCCTCTGCTTTTGATACTACAACCCATTCGTCAGCTAACCTTGAGCGTGTTTTTAAGGTAAAATCTGCCCATTTACCAACAGAAGCTCCTTTTAACTTAATGTTTGCAAGTGAGCCATCCTCAAGCATAACATAAATAGATTTATGATATTTAGCTCCAGCCGATACAATTTGGTCTTTAATGTCTTTGTAAAGTCCTTTCGCTATTTCAGTTGTAACATTCTCGCCTTTTACATTCTTATGGTAGCATTTAGCTGTAATTACTTCTTTTGAGATAAATTTAACTTCATTAGAGATAATATTTCCAGTTAATGCATCACTCCATCCTTTTACAAAAGATAGTTCGTCTAACACAAGGAATTTAAACGGTAATGGGATTTGAACGTTTGCTTTTTCTTTTATTACTTCCGGGTCTGAACCTTTTAACGATTCAGCAATGTCTTTGTCGTAGTAAGAAAAACATTTTTCATTGGACTTCCACTCGATGAATTTAGTGGCTGGGTTGGATTGTGGCGTTTGGAACGCCTGTTTACGATTGCTCATAATATTATAATTTATTTATGATTCTGAATTACGATGCCAGAACCTTGCATCTTTTAATATTATTTTATAAATTTACTGATTTTTTACTTAATTACCAACTGATAGCGAGAACACTTTTTCTTGGTGTTGTACTAACTCTTGTTACTTCTATACCATCATCATCATAAATGGTTGAATTGGACTTCAAAGCTACTTTAAGGAGCATTTCCCTTTCTGTTAATTTTTCTTTTATTTCAGACCATTTAAAATCGTCTTTATAGTTAATGGTGTCACCGCCATTTCTAAATGTTCCTTTAAGTCCAAAAGCCTCGAAGTTTTCTTGTGGCATTACTTCCAATATTTTAGCAGTAATTACATCCAATGCCTCTTGCATCCTTTTGGCTTGTGACAGGAGTTCATACTTATCAACCTCGCCACTATCTATAACTTTTGTTATAAAAGTATTGGCTGAAAACTGGATCTCTTTCTTGTTTGGGAGAAAGTTTGATGTTTCAAGTTCTTGTTGACGCATCAATTCGTAAAGATTTTTACTCATAAAATAATTCTGATAAATTAGTAATTGTTAAAAGTTCGTTAGAGGTATTTAATACCAATGTAGATGCTTCAGATATTGTTAAATCACTCCATCCATATTTTTCTTGTAAAGTTTTTACAAGATTGTCATGTGATGTTGGATAGAGTAGTTTCATTTCTTCTAACTGCTCTTTGTGTTCATCCTTTAATCTTTCAAATAGTGTTTTCATAATGTTTGAATAAAAAATCCCTTCCGATTCAAACGAGGTCAGTCGTAAGGTCAGAAGGGAATTAGTTATGTTTTCGGTTTTTGAGTTCTGACCAACTCGTTAGCAAATATAGTTATTTATAATTTAAAAAGGGCAAAAAACTTTATTTTTTTTTTCAATTAATTCTTTAGCATCTTTTTTAATCTTTTCAGCTATTGCTTTTCGTATAAAATCGCTTACTTTTATATTTCTATTTCGTAATTTACTCAAAGTATCTTTCTGTACTTTAGAAATTTTTAATGTAATAACTTCGGTATATAATTCCATAATTGTAATACTTTTTATTCGGTTAGCAATTAGTTATATGCAATGCTACGACAAATCAACATTCGTAACATTACCACACTCTTCGCAGAAATCAAACGTAAGGTCTTTATATGAGCCTTGCTTGTCATCTATGCTAATCTCTTTCTTTTCCCAACGCATTGAGTTTTCTACACCACAAGCACTGCATATAACAGCACCCTTGTTCAATGCGGGGTTTTCGGCTTCGTCTGATACTTTTTTGCTCATAATAATATTTTGTGTTTTAAATTCACTTAGTGCTATTAAGCCCGCACTAAACAAGGCTGCAAAACGTTAGCAAACAGCTTGTGTAAGAACATCAAAAGTAACTTCATCACCATGAGTATAAAGATTACCTCTATGTTCACAAACCCCACGTCCGCTTTTAGATTCATAGTGTGGACAAAATGATTTTTTACATTGGTCTCTATCGGAAACTTCTCCGTAATGAGAACACCAAACATAATCAACATTATCATTATCAGGAATAGCTTCAACTAATGTAACTTTATCCAAGCCTTCTAATTTTGCAGCATTTAATCTATCTGACAAAGGATAGCAATTTGTGTCGTCAATATCTAAAAAGTATAATTTTTCAGGAATTTGTTTTTTAACTATGATTCCGTTTTCGATTAACAAATTTTTATACTCTTCATCTGTTAATTTTTTTTCTATTTTGATTTTATAACATTCATGCGCATTAAGCCGATTTGCTAACATCGGTTTTGACGCATTGCTTTGTTTAGTGGAATTATCGTTTTTCATGTTCGTTTATTTTTAAAAATTAAAATTAGTTTTCATAAGTCGCAACGACGACAAAGCCGACGACCGTTATAAGAAATAGCTACTTTTGGCTTTCAGTTGAACTATTTTTATATTTAATATGCCAAACTCCAATATTATAATGATATTTATTAGGATTGTTAAATAACTCTTGTATAAATAAGTAATCGCCACTTTGTCTATAAGCTATAAATTTGGGTCTTAAACAGTATTTCTCTTTATATCTCATTATTTTCATTTTACTTTAGTTTTTAAATTAAACATTCGTGCATTTTTTCGGCACTGCACAAAGCCACAAACCGTTATTTTTTTACTCTAAATTTTTCTAAATCTTTTAACCATTTGCTTTTTAAAAATTCTTTTTGCTTACTGGGTACTGACATTGGCAATACTACACTAACATCATCCTTAAATGCTTTCGGTCTACCTCCTACGTTTTTTTCTTTCATAAAATTTTCCCTTTTAAATTTTCTAATTCACTTTGTAGTTTTTCTTTATAATTTGGAAGTAATTTACCTTTTGAGTTATAAACTTCCTGTACTGTTATTTCATCAATTATAAAATCACACTCGCCTCTTTCGGGTGGATCAAAATAATTTCCTGTGGATGGTTTATGGTAAACCTCAACTTCAACCTCAAAATCAATAATCGCTATAATATTGAAATCATTGCCGTAAATCTCTAATTCTTTGCAATCAATATAATTATCAAACCAGTTGTAATTCTCGTTGCAATAATCTTTGATACTATCTAAAATTAATTGTTTCATATTAAGGTTGATAAGATAAGTAAAGCAAAAAATAATATTGCTATTCCAACGGCAACCTTAACAGCTTGTTTGGTTACAAAGTCTAATTCTTTTTTTTCTTGTTCTGATAAATTTCTCATTTTTTTACAAATTCAATATTAAACAATCCAAAATCAAAACTTCGAGGCTCAACATAATCAGGGAATTTATAGTTGTATAGTTCCTTAATTTCTTTAGCACGTTTTTTAAAACTGCTTTTGTGTCTTACTGGTGCTGAAAAATCTAATTTATCAATATCCAAATCCTTTAAATCTATTCCCAAGTTTACAGCTTGGTTATAAAATTTTTGTTTTGCTCTGATGCTCATAATTAATATATAAATCGGGTTAGAAAATATAACGCAATAAATCCTATCGCGTAAACTTGGTACTTCTGTCTGCTTAAAAATGTTTTCATAATTTTAAATGTGTTAAGTATGCTTTACAAGCTAAATAAATAGCTTCTATTTGTTTAAATTCTTCTGTACCTCTTTTAGTCAATAATTCTTCAGTACTTGCAAAAAATTCATCCCATTCTTCAATAGTTCTTGTTTCGCATCCTATTTGTATTTTATCTCCTAAAATTGAATAAGACCATTTACAAAATAATGGCATATATGCATTTTCTGTATTTTTAGCACCTCTCAAGTTAGCACCTCTCAAGTTAGCACCTCTCAAGTTAGCACCTCTCAATTCAGCACCTCTCAAGTCAGCATCAATCAAGTCAGCATCAATCAAGTCAGCATCAATCAAGTAAGCATCTCTCAAGTCAGCATCAATCAAGTAAGCACCTCTCAATTCAGCACCTCTCAATTCAGCACCTCTCAAGTTAGCACCTCTCAAGTCAGCATCAATCAAGTCAGCATCAATCAAGTCAGCATCAATCAAGTTAGCACCTCTCAAGTTAGCACCTCTCAATTCAGCACCTCTCAAGTTAGCACCTCTCAATTCAGCACCTCTCAAGCCAGCACCTCTCAAGTCAGCACCTCTCAAGTCAGCATCAATCAAGTAAGCATCAAACAAGTAAGCACCTCTCAAGCCAGCACCTCTCAAGTCAGCACCTCTCAAGTCAGCATCAATCAAGTTAAATTTTTGTAAAACGGCATTTTCAACCGCATCTTTAATTGTAGCATTTTCAGCTTCATAAGTAAATAGAACTTCGCCTAAAATACTTTTAATCTCAATTTTTGTTTTCATAATGTTTTGTTTTTATTTGTTTATATTCTTGCTGCTGCTCCATCTAATGATGATTTGTTTTCTGCTATTAAAGCTGCTTCTTCTAATGTAAAAGCTTCAACTTTAATTAATTCACTTGTTAAATATCCGTTTGTATAACCTGATACTAAAATTTGATAAGTTTCCATAATGTTTGATTTTTTAATTGTTTGTTTCTTGAGTACAAATATAGTTATTTATAATTAACTATCAAACTTTTTTATAAAATATTTTTAATTATCTTTGTTTTTATGAAACAAGCAAGAGTTTTAATTCAAACTGAAGATAGTCAGGAATATACAAACTTTCACTTCGTTATTAGCGATGTTAATGGCTGTTATGTAATAGATTCAGAAACAATGTGCCTAATTTTAAACGGAACTGACTTTATATTAGAGTTTAATTCTGAGCTTTACGATGAAGTTAAAAAGAATATATCTATTAAAAACCTAATCAATAAAAATTAAATGAAACTTTTTATTTATATTAGTAACTACAATAACATTGGAGGTGTAGAGCGATTCGTTGAGAATTTTTGCAAACGAATGAGTAAACATTACGATATCACTCTCCTATTTGATTATTGCCAGGATTATGATATGTTATTTGAAATGGCGGAATTTGTAAATATAGCCAAGCTTGATAAAGTCAAAGGCCATAAATGTGATATTTTTGTAAACTCAACAGCTTGGGGAACTGAACCGTATAACTATATAAATTCAAAACGTTGCATTCAGATTATTCACGCTGATTATCGCCACGTTATTGCAAATTGGAATTTTAAATATATCCGCCATAAAAAAACAACTCATCACGTTGCAGTCGGGGAATTGGTTAAAACATCATTCGAGATTGCCACTCCTTACAAAATTGATAAAATCATATACAACCTATTAGACAATACTTATATTCCTAAACCAAAGAAAAAAAATAAAGTATTATCTCTGATAACTGTTAGCAGACTATCAGGAGAAAAAGGTTTCGACAGAATGCTGAAACTAGCTCAATTATTGGATAAAGAAAAAATTGATTATATTTGGGACATTTACGGAAGTTACGAAACTGATTGGCAAAAGAAAATAAAAGCTAATTTTAAGGATTGCAAAAATGTATTTTTTAAAGGTGTAGTAAAAAGACCTTTTGAACAAATTAACCAAGCTGATTATTTGGTCCAGCTTTCAGATACGGAAGGTTTTGCCTATTCAGTTTACGAAGCATTACAGGTTAAAACACCTTGTTTAATTACACCTTTTGCATCAGGTAAAGAACAAATAACAGATGGTGAAAATGGATATATTTTGCCTTTTGATATGAAAGGAATTGATCTGAATAAAATTCTAAATAAAATACCTAAATTTACAGAATTTAACGAAATAGGATCAGAGCAAAGTTGGATTGATTTTTTTAACGAAATAAAATGATAACATTAAAAACATTAAAACCGATAAAAGATACTACAATAAACAAATTAAGACATAAAAACGAGGAGTTTCAAGTTAGTAAAAAAAGATACGATGAAATGATCTCCAGTCTTAAAAACCAATTTAGTATATATTTTGAACTTATAGCAATAGAAAAACAAAATGCCGATACCAAACCCAAATCCAAGCGAAAATAGAACTGACTTCATTCAACGATGCATGGAGGATAGTTTAATGGCTAACGAATACGATGTACAACAGCGATATGCAGTTTGTCAAATGGCATGGAGTGAAACCAAATCGGAAACGTATAACGACTATCCGCAGGCAGCAACAAACAACGCAAAGAGAGCTTTAAAATGGGCCGATGAAAATGGATGGGGTGATTGCGGAACTCCGGTAGGCAAAGCAAGGGCAAATCAGTTGGCGAATCGTGAGAATATAACAAGAGACACGATAGCAAGAATGGCATCGTTTAAAAGACATCAACAACATAAAGACGTTCCCTATTCTGAAGGATGCGGAGGCCTTATGTGGGATGCATGGGGAGGCACAGAAGGTATTGAATGGGCGATTAGAAAATTACAACAAATAGATAAATAAATGGCACGACCAAGCGAATATAATTTTGATTTATGTATTGATATTTGCGAGCTTGTTGCAAAAGGAGATAATATTATAAAAGTATTGGATTCAAACAATTTATATCCAAGTTGGTCAACTTTTAGACGATGGAAACGTGAGAATGATGAATTACGAACATTGTATATAAATAGTGTACAAGACAAGGCAGAAGCTTTGGAAAATGAAATGGATGATTATCGTTCTATGTTATTAGCTAAAGAGATTGATGCTTCAACTTATAATACTTTAGTTCAAACATTAAAATGGAAAATGGCTAAATTTTATCCTAAAATGTTTGGTGATAAAATACAGCAAGAACATTCTGGTGAAGTAACTACCAATATCATATCATTAGGCAACGGAACTAAACCAAATGAATGAAACTAATACCGAAACAGGAACACGCAGTCTATTATTTAAAGGATAAAACCACAAAAGAAATATTATATGGTGGTGCAGCTGGTGGAGGAAAATCCGCTCTCGGTGTATTATGGTTAATTGAGCAATCACAATCATATCCAGGCACTCGTTGGCTTATGGGCCGTTCAAAACTTAAGACATTAAAAGAAACTACATTAAACACTTTCTTTGACCTTACAACCCAATTAAAAATATCAAATCAATATAACTTCAATAGTCAAACTGGCGTGATATATTGGAATAATGGAAGTGAAATTCTTTTAAAAGACCTTTATGCTTATCCAGCAGACCCGAACTTTGATAGTTTAGGTTCACTTGAAATTACAGGAGCTTTTATAGATGAGTGCAATCAGATTAGTTACAAGGCATGGCAAATAGTCATATCTCGTATTAGATATAAATTAAACGAGTACAATTTAACTCCAAAGATATTAGGCACTTGCAACCCTGCAAAGAACTGGACATATGCAAAATTTTATTTACCAAGTTCAAATGCTACATTAAACGAGAGCCGTAAATTTATTCAATCATTACCAACTGACAATCCTAATTTACCACAAAGCTATTTACATTCTCTTTTATCATTAGACGAAAACAGTAAGCAAAGATTATATTACGGAAATTGGGAATATGATAATGACCCATCCAAGTTAATTGATTATGATAATATTGTAAATTGCTTTACTAATGAATTTATAGAGGAAGGACAAATGTTTATAAGTGCCGATATTGCTCGTTATGGAAGCGACAAAATGGTTATAATGGTTTGGAGTGGTTATCGGGTTGTTGAAATATTTACATTGTCAAAATCCTCAATTACTGAAACTGCACAAGCCATTAGAACTTTAGCGACAAAGTGGAGAGTTCCAAATAATAATATTATTGCCGATGAGGATGGTGTGGGTGGTGGTGCTGTTGATATTCTTAAATGCAAAGGATTTGTAAATAATAGCAGACCATTAAAAGAGGAAAATAATACTGTTGAATATCAAAACTTAAAAACACAATGTTATTATAAATTGGCTGAAAAAATACAGTCAAATGGTATTTATATAAATTGTAATGATGGATCTATCCAGGATGATATTACTAAGGAATTAGAACAAGTAAAGCGTGATTGTATTGATTCAGATGGCAAATTAAGAATTATTCCAAAAGAGAAAGTAAAAGAATTCATAGGTCGTTCACCTGATTATAGTGATACTTTAATGATGAGAATGTATTTTGATTTATCACCGAAGTTTTTTACTTTCTAAATAATTTATACTAAATCATATAAAAATTTATATCTTTGAAACAAAGTTTTAAATAAAATGGCAAATAATACACTTTTAAGTAGGTTAAATTTAGCGTGGAATACCTTTTTTAATCCGAATCAAAACCTCTTTAATGAGGCTATGTATAAAATGATTGGAGGTCTCACCAATACTTACAATCCAACTTTAGAAACATTAATGGTTAAAGGTTATGGCGAAAATCCTGATGTTAATGCAATGGTTAATCAAATGGCATCCAAAACAACAGTCGTGCCTTACTACATAAAGCAAATATCGGATGAGGAAGCGGTTAAGAAAATAAAACGTTATCCAACTGAATTAACCATCCAACAAAAGAGAGCTATTGAACTTCTTAAAAAAGATGCTTACGAAACAGATAGCGAAATGCCTATGCCGATTGATAGACCTAATCCGGTACAAACGTGGAATGATATATTATTTTTATATAAGGTTTATTTAAAGGTTTGCGGTAATGTTTATTTTTATAAGATGTCACCAAAGGAAGGAGCGCGAGCGGGAGAGCCATTACAACTTTATATACTTCCAGCTCATTGGATGCAAATAGTATTAAAACCAAATGCTAATATGTTATCCGTTGAAAGTCCTATCGACCATTATATTATGCAGTTCGGAGGCAATCAATATGTTAAATTTCCTTTTGATAGCATTATTCATATTAAAAGAACTAATCCTTTCTACGATAACAATGGCGCTCATTTATATGGCCGTAGTGAATTAATGGCAGCAGTTAGAAACATCAACAGCTCAAATAGTTTTATTGATACGAATGTAAAAACTTCTCAAAACAGCGGTGTTTACGGATTCATTCACGCTGGGGATGGTGCAAGTCCATTAACTTACGACCAAGCACAATCACTTAAACAGAGTTTAGTTGAAATGGATTTGGATAGCTCAAGGTTATCAAATATAGCCGGTGCATCGGCAAAGATAGGTTTTACTCGCATTTCACTTACAACCGATGAATTAAGACCATTTGACTTTTTAAGCAATGACAGACGAACATTAGCTAACTGTTTAAATTGGGATGTTAATTTATTAAATGAAGATAGACGAACAACTGGAGGCGGTGGCTTTACAGATACACTTATTGAAGCTCGTAAAAGAGTTATAATTGACAACATCAAGCCTGATTTAGATTTGTTTGCATCTTATATGAATCCAGAGTTTATACAGAAGTTTAAAGGTTATGAGAATGCAGAGTTAGAGTTTGATATAAGTGAACTACCAGAAATGCAACCGGATATGAAGTTAATGGCCGATTGGGTTAATGCAGTTCCACTAACTTTGAACGAGCGCAGAGAGGTATTCAACTATGAGGAAATAGATGACGATATGATGAATGAGATTTATATCCCTAATGGAATTGTAAATTTAAATGATCCAACTATAAACGATTTACAGAATGGATAAATTAAGAATTAGACAGGAATTACAAGCTTATCGAATTGTAAGACGCAAAGTTTTACAAATCGTTAATAATATTCCGTTTAATAATTTATCACGATTGACTTATAATGCTTTGATAATTTCAAATGTAACTGAAAGCCAAATCAAAGATATTTACAGAGAAGTTTATAGAGCTTTAGTAGAGCCACAATTTAAACGAACAGCAAGGCAGTTAAAACAAGAATTTGACTTTGATATGATTTTAAATAGTTGGCTTAATACAAATGCAGGTTTGAGAATAGTATCAGTTCATCAAACATTAATTGAAGCAATTATAAAAGTTATTGCAGATGGTTATGAAAATAATTTGTCAGTAGCCGACATAACTCGTAATTTGCAAAATAAGTTTGGATGGTTTAAATATCAGGCTTTACGAATTGCACGAACAGAAACGACAACAGCCACAAATTTAGCCACTACATTAGCTGCCGAAAACTCGGATTTTGTTTTACAAAAAACTTGGGTAAGCGCACAAGACAATAGAACACGAAGGCCACCTAAATCGCCATTTGACCATTTAGATATGAATGGCGTTACAGTAGATGCAGATAGGCCATTCTTTGTTGGTGGTGAGGAAATTGAATATCCGGGCGATCCACAAGGAACAGCAGGGAATATAATAAACTGCCGATGTAAAGTGGTTTATACTATAAAAGAAGATGAAAATGGAATGCCTATAAGAAAAAAAATAGGTTAAATTAAAATAATTAATATATTTGCGATATGGAATTTAAACAATTAGCATACGATTTAAAAGAATTAGACGAAAAAAAGGGCGTGGTTACTGCCTATGCTAATGTCTACAACTTTAAAGATAGCGATGGAGATATTTCCGCTTATGGTTCATTTGATAAAACAGTAAGTGAGAATTTTAAACGCATTCGGGTATTAAAGGACCACAATCCAACTATGATGATTGGAGTGCCTTTGACTATTGATACCAAAGATACTTACGGACTTTTGACAACTACTCAATTCAATATGAATAAGGATTTAGGTAAAGATATGTTTACCGATGTCAAACTTATGTATGATACTGGATTGAATGCGGAGTTAAGTATTGGTTATAGAGTAATGCAAAGAGACAATAAAGATAAAAGCATTATAAAAGAATATAAGTTAATGGAATATTCTTTTTTATCTTCTTGGGGTGCTAATCAACTATCAACAGTACAGGATATAAAATCCATCCAAAGCCATTATGGACTTATGGAACTAATAACAAAAGCATATAATTTGCCTTACTCTGACGAGAGATTAAGACAGATTGAAACATTATTGAAATCACTTACTAACGAGCCGTCAAATATTGACACTCCGAATGATGAGCCGATTATATTAGACACGTTAAAACAATTTAGAAACTCGTTAAATTTAAAATAAAAATGGACGAAAAATTATTAGCCGAATTGGCACAGATTAAAAGCGGATTAGAAACAAAAACAACCGCAGAAGTAAAAAGCGCAATCGATGCGTTTGAAACAAAATTAACTGCTGAAATAGTATCTACTTTTGATGCAGAATTACAAAGTGTTAAAAATGCACTTGAAGCTAAATTTACTGCTGATTTAAAAGCAGTTCAAGACCATGCTGATAAATTAGATATGAAACTTCAAGATAAAGCAGTTTCAACTAAAAATGTTGATGTATTGGTAAAAGCTATAAACGATAACTTTGATAACATTTCTAAAGTAAGAAAAGGAAATGCAGTACAAGTTAAAGAGGCTGGAGATATGAGTATAACTGACAACCTTACTGGTGATCAGCCAAGAATTTACAGCAACGAAGTTGTAGCACTTCCAGGGCAATTAGTAAACGTAGCAGATTTAGTAGGTACAGTTAATATTGCAGGTGGTACTTATACTTTCCCTGTTGAGACTGGTGGCGATGGTTCAATCGGAGTTCAAACAGAAGGCAACAGCAAAAACCAAAAAGATTACGACATCACTATGGAGGATGTTAATACTGACTTCATCGCTGGGTTTGCTCGTTATTCTAAAAAAATGGCAAACAACCTACCATTTTTAACTTCATTCATTCCAAGAGCGTTGAGAAGAGATTATGCTATTGCTGAAAATACTGAATTTAACACAGTATTAGAGGACAAAGCTACTGAATCAACTTCTACTGGAGCTAACAAAATCGAGCTTATTATTGCTGATATTGCTGCTCAACAAAATGCAAACTATGTAGTAAATGGAATTGTAGTTAGACCATCTGACTATTGGGATATTTTAATCACTGAAAAATCAGCTGGAGCAGGTTATGGACTTCCAGGGGTTGTTACTGTTGATGGAGGTGTATTGAGAATCAATGGTATTCCTGTATTCCAAGCTACTTGGGTTTCAGAAGGTAAATACTTTGTTG